CGGGACTTTCTCTAGGAGACACATATTTAATGGCCGAATATATCTATTTAGACAAGGTTGAAGCAAATCGTTTCCGACTCGCGGATATTATTCTTCCTGTTGCGCAACACTATCAGATTGAGCCGTATGATACACGCAACTTTACATCGGTAAATATACCCATACGCATTCCCAATCCGACACGTGATCTTTATTTTTATGCGCAACGATATGAGGCACCAAGTTATAATGCACCTTTTTTGGCTACGCGCGATTTGAGTAGCTCAGTTGTACCGACTCCACCTTGGTGGCCAGATGCTAGTGGCTTAAATGCTCGATTCTTTACAGCCGATTATATACCGGCATTTAGTACACGGGATTCAGATCCGATTTCAGAGATTGCACTTCTTTATGAAGGCCGCTTGATTCGCTATGGTACACAGACTTCAGCACTATTTAGAAGTATTATACCTTCGCTGAATCAACGAAAAACCCCTTGGGTAAATCGATATTATTATACATTACCCTTTGGTGTATTAAATGGATTTCTACCACCATCTGTGCCTTCGGGTGAAGCAAACTTAGATAAAATACGTCGTATTGATTTACAACTTACGATCAGTCCAAATCGTGGATGTGTACCTGGAACGGATGTTGAGCGTTTCTGGATTTACATTTGGGCAGAAACGTACAATATTTTCCGTATTTATGGCGGTCGCGCAGCTCTCATGTTTGCTTATTAAATATTCATATGAATAGTAAGGATGAATTTTATGAAAGAACTACAGGAACGCTTTCCAGAGTATACCATACATCCTGTTGAAACTACACATCATACCAATGTTTTGCGATTAGTAAAAGATGGGTATCCGACATTCATTGCTAAAACAATATGGCACGATATGTCAGATCCTGAAGGAAATATGGGAATAAAAGCACAAGATAAAGCATATAGAACCGAAGTAAAAATACTTAAACTTCTTCCAAAATGGTGGGGCATTCATCTTATTGATAACTTTAAGACACCATTAAATCGGGTTATTGTCACAAATGAAATAATAAATGTTCCGTGGACTTCATATAAGAAGGGTACACATGATGTAGAAATAGCTAAATGTGTATGTAAGCAACTACAGTGGCTTCATTCACATAAAATAGCACATAAAGATTTAGAACTAAAAAATATTCTACTTACAGATTCTGCTCGACCTTTGATTATTGATTTTGAAAAATCAAGTCTTATGGCTACAAAAGAACAGATGAATGCTGATTATAGTATGATAGTAGCTAGTATGAAAGAACATGCTACAACAAAATCAATTGGAACTCTTATTGAGGATAGTTTCAAAGGGATCCGAATAGGCCGTAGAAAGACAAGGCGCTTATAGATTATTCTAGTAGGTCAAACATAAGCTCTTTATAGTCCGCAGGTGCCTCAACCTCTACAGAAATCACATCTCGTGCCCACGATCCAATAAGAGGCGAATCACCGCGGTAATCACCACCGCCACGTCCATTGCCCTCGCACGTTAGCAGAGGCAGCGGATGATATTTCATTCCTTCCTCTTCAGCCTTAGATGCCATCTTATCAACGAACTGCTTCTTGCTGTGATTGATGATGTAGCGGTAGATCGTCGTATCCTTTTCTTGCGGGTTGATCATATTGTACTCGTCGCACATTCGGTACAGATTATTCTCCTGGTTAGGATCAGCGTCTGCATAATCCCCAGCCCACACTACACGCGACTTGTGGTGAGGCCCATCAGGACTCAGACCATACTCAAACGTTGACACGAAATTGTTTCCAAGATACGAGTGCTCCGTCAACTTCAGACCATTTCTGTAGTTGTGGGCACACATCCAAACAACAATCTTGCCATCTGCGCTAAGAATAATAGGGTAATAGTATTGTCCCATTTTAACTGTACATACAGTATTACTAAACATAAAGTTCAATTTTAACTGTTGATTTTTTTTATTTTAGAGTAAAGTAAAAAAAATCTCTGAAATCGGAATCGAACCAATGACTTGGGGAGATCCATTGCTGAGCGCAAAACGCTACAATCCCCCGCTCTACCAACTGAGCTATTCAGAGGCGGGGTGTATCACCCTGCATCGTGTACTAAGAAGTTCTTTAGATCTACTTCCGAACAAGTTCAGGTGATGTTTGCCACTCATACTCTTCCTCTTCACTAATCTCTTCATTTAGCTGTTCATGACGTGGAAGACGAAGAGCGGTTGAAAACCGACTAAAGGTTGGAATCACCGATGACATTTCAATGGATCGGCGACCCGTATCAAAGACGCGAACCGACCGATCAGTCTCCTCTTTCTGAAGTGTTGATCGAATACGGTCTGCGAGAGTAGGTCGTATGTATTCCTGCGGTGGAAAGGGGGGTGTGGTTGGACGACGAAAGGATGAAAGGGCTGGAAACTCACGTTCTGACATGGGTGGCTGTGACTGGACTGCTGCAATAGGTGGATCATCAACAAATGAATATCGCGCAGGAGTTTGCCGAGGGAGAGGTCTCGGCCTCGCAGAAGGATTACGTGCGGGTGGAATATCGGGTACCGCAGGGGTTGTTGCCGGTGCGGGCATAGTAACAACTGGCGTAGGAGTGGGTGTCGGTAGATGAAGTGGACTATCCTCCATTTCATCGTCATAATAGAGCGAAGCAAACCGATTCTTACTCATTTCAATACGGTGTACAAAATATATGGGTATACCACCTTTCAAATTTTTGATGCTATAAATTTGATGTTATGTGTGCTATATGTAGTAAATAAGAAATGAATCTCGTCATTGTTGAATCACCTGCAAAATGTCAAAAGATCCAAGGATTTCTTGGTACTGGTTGGAAAGTCATTGCATCGATGGGGCATATTCGCGCACTTGAACAAGATCTATCCGCAGTAGGCTTGGACACTGATTTTGAAGCTAAGTTCGAGTTTCAGAAGGACAAGGCAAAGGCCATTGCGCAACTCAAGGATGCCGCAAAAGGCGTGAGCAAAGTTTATCTAGCCGCAGATGATGATCGTGAAGGCGAGGCGATTGCGTATTCCGTTGCTCTTCTTCTGAAACTACCGATTGCGACTACAGCTCGTGCAGTCTTTCATGAAATCACTGAAAAGGCCGTTAAGGCTGCTGTTGCGGCGCCCCGTATTCTTGATATGAATCGTGTAAATGCGCAGCAGGCACGTGCTATTCTTGATATGATGATTGGATATACGATTAGTCCACTACTGTGGAAGCATATCGCACATGCACTGAGTGCGGGTCGGTGTCAGACACCTGCGCTACGACTTGTAATCGATCGTGAACGAGAGATTAGTGCTTTCAAAGTTTCTTCCTCCTGGAGGATTAAGGGACTCTGGTCGGATCTTCCTGCGCAGATGAGTGAGGATTTGGAGGATGAGGAGTCGGCTCAGAACTATTTGGAAAATATCTACAATGATACGGAGGGTCTAGTCCATAAGGCCGATACTCGGCCATGGACGGAGGCTCCACCGAAGCCGCTCATTACAAGTACGTTACAGCAGGAGGCATCTGCACTCTTTGCAATGAATCCGAAGTTTACAATGCAGGCTGCACAACGTCTATATGAAGCGGGACACATTACCTATATGAGAACGGATAAGCCCGTTATTTCTGAGGAGGCGATCGTAGCGGCGCAAACATGGGTTCGTGAGAGTTTTGGTCTTGACTATGTAGGACCCACTGTGGCTGCTGCTGCGCCAGCTCCTGAAAAGAAGAAGGCTAAGGCTAAGGCCGAAGAAGCCCCAAAGGCACAAGAAGCGCCAAAGGCACAAGAAGCGCATGAGGCCATTCGTCCTACGCATTTTGAAGTAGTTGACTTGCCCACACACGAAGACTGGTCAGCAGGTGATCGTAAGGTGTATAAACTCATTTGGAATCGCTCGGTTCAAAGTGTTATGGCTACGTGCCGTGGCGATACTCGTAAACTGGTCTTCAAGGCCACAGGAGATCCATGTGAGTTTGATTGGACAACTGCCGTCAAGCGTACAACCTTTCAAGGGTGGCGACGTCTTGGTACTACAGCTAATCTAGATGATGAGGAAGAGACAGTGGATGCGGAAGTTGAACTCTGGAAAAAGGTGAGTGGTATCCAAGTAGGAGCCAAGCTTCACTGGTCAACGCTTGAAGCCTATCCGCATGAAACAAAGGCAGCTGGACGCTACACAGAGGCAACTCTTGTACGTGAACTGGAAAAGAAGGGCATTGGTCGTCCAAGTACATTTGCTTCTCTTCTCGCATCCATTCAGGATAAGAAGTATGTAGAAAAGGTAAATAAGCCGGCACAGAAAGTACAGCGCACTCGGTACAAGCTAGTACCAAATCAGTGGCCGGCCACTCGGGAAACATTTGAACAGACGATTGGTGCCGAGAAGGATAAGTTAGGACCAACTGAGTTGGGCCAACGTGTAATGGGATTTTGTGTAGAGAAGTTTAGTGATCTCTTTGATTATGGATTTACCGCACTTATGGAAACTCGTCTTGATAAGATCGCAGAAGGTCAGGAGGAATGGAAGAAAGTACTTCGAGATACCTGGGCATCGTACAAGGATCGTTATGAAGCGCTAAAGAGTGTATCAAGTGCGGTTATTCACTCTGAGCGCCAGAAAGAGTTTGGTGAGGGTCTAAAAGCAGTTCAGTCAAAGAAAGGACCATTGATTCTGATTGAGGATAAGGAAGACAAGGAAAATACCAAGTTTTATGGATGGCCAACGGGTGTCAAGTGGGAAGACTTGACGGAGGAGATGGTTCGCGCATTTGTAGATCAGAAGAAAACTGAAATGGGTGGTGATTTAGTTGGGACAATCGATGGAAAGAAGGTTGAAAAGAAAAAGGGGCCCTTTGGCATCTATGTTGTATGGGGTGATGTTAAGTTGAGTATTGTGGGCACTGAAACCTTTGAAGAGATTGAAAAGAAGATTCGTGAAAAAGCTGGAGCCACAATTCATGTGCTTGGACCATTTGAGTTCCGTAGAAGTCAGTATGGGATTTATATGTTCAAGAAGGATCTGAAGGATAAGAAGTTTGTAGGACTGCCTGATACGCTTGATCCGAAGCAACTTACAGAAGATGCGGCGGTAAAGATTTATCAGGAAGGATTGAAGAATAAGGCAAGAAACTTTACTCATGGTGGCAGTGGTGGCCGTGGCCGTGGTGGCCGTGGCCGCGGTCGTGGTGGCCGTGGCCGTGGATCATAGAATCTGTGAACTAATAAAAGATTTTTTTGTATGGAGTAGATGACAACCCCTGCTCCACCGGTGCCTGCGGGATTTGCTGCCCTTGTAAATTCTATTTCAACACCAAAAGAGCAGACTGTGAGATCAACTCCTGGATCGCCCACAGCACCGCCTATCACAGATTTATCAGGGAATCGTAAGAGTAAGTTTCATAATGGCTGGACAGAAGAACAGGAAGATTTAATGGCCAAGTGGGCCGATATCGCAGCCTGTTATCGCTGGTTACATGATCGCTGTGAGAAAAAATATACTAGTGCGAATATGCAAATGACTGTTCCTGTTATTATTCTTACCACACTTACGGGAACTGCGTCTGTTGGCTTGGGACAACTTGTAGGTGATGATCGTGAGAATCAGAAATATGCGCAGTTTGCGATTGGTGGTGTATCAATTCTCGCAGGAATTTTAACTACTCTCGGTAACTTCTTTCGATATGCGCAACTGGCTGAGGCAAATCGCACAGCCTCTATTTTATGGGGTAAGTTTCAGCGTCAAATTGCGGTAGAGCTTTCTCTTCATCCAAATGATCGTATTGACTCTATGGATTTTCTCAAAATATGTCGTGCGGAACTTGACCGTATGATTGAACAGGCGCCTCCGATTCCAGATCATATCATTGCATTATTTGAAAAGGAGTTTAAGAATCTACCGAAACTCCAAAGACCTGATATCTGTAATGGAATTGAACATACTGAAGCTTTCAAGGATAGAAAGTCCCGGATGAAACAGATTGCCTCTGAAATCACCATGATGTTGTATCATAAGAAGAAGCTAATGCGTGAGCAAGTGTTACCTGATTTAGATGCGCGTATCGGTCGTTTAATTGATTCTAAAATTTCAGAAATTCGTGGGGACCATTCTATTGGAACTGATAGCCCGGATGAACCTATAAAAGAACATGCGGTTAAACGTGCAACTATTTTTGATTCAAATGCACGAAGAATCTTAGTCCCGTCAGCCGCAACAAAGAAAAAGGATACACCGCTTTTAACAAAAGTTCTTATAGATTCTACAGACGAAAAGAAAACATGAAGCATTAATAGAAAAATAAAATGGACTTTGATTTTCCGATCCCCCATAGTTTTACACTTTTCGAGCAAGAAGCAATCATCAATGCCGACCAGGCTGCGAAGGTTATAGAACTTATAGGAGATGATTGCTGGGCTTTATGGGTTGAAAATGCATCTTGTGATCGCCATGTGTATGTAAATAGTTATACGACTCGTTATGCGAGAGGAAACTGTAATAACATGGAAAATACACAATATATCAAGAATCTCAACTATGAGATGGAACAGTTTGCCCGTGATTTGATTTTTGCGGAGAGGAAGAAGTTTGTTGGATTTCTACGCCCTGGCTATACGGTTCACATGGTGTTCGGATTCAATACATTTGAACACGTTGTTCTAACAAAAAAGGAGGATAACTCATTTATTCTTAATCGGTATATGACCGGATCTCTGCGTCCTACGAAACTCTTTGAGTAAATATTGCCTAAAAATTTGAACTTTTCAGTTACCTATTTTGTTATGTATACCCAGTTTACAAAACAAAATGGACAAGACTACTGCTATTCTTGATGCTCTCGATACGATGCGCCGTGCTGATCTGGCAAAGGGTGATAAGTTCCCTGCTATCGCCTATGCAAAGGCGATCAAGGGCCTCCGAGCTCTCGGAAAGCCGATTGTTACTCTCACCGATGTGGAGGGTGTTCCAGGCATTGGTGCAAAGATCAAGTTAAAGATTCAAGAAATCATTGAAACCGGATCTCTCGCCGCGGCGGAAGAGGTAAAACGGGATACGACGATTTCGATCTACGATGCACTACTTAAGATTCATGGTGTAGGTCCGGTCGCCGCGAAGAAGCTTGTTGCGGAGGGAATCACATCGATTGATGGACTTCGCGCGCGACCTGAACTTCTTAACGAGGTTCAACTCATGGGCCTCAAGTATTACGAGGACATCCTTCTACGGATTCCGCGCGATGAGATGCGCGAGCATGAGACACTTCTACGCTCAAGTCTGCCACGTGCATGCGCGGGCGTAATCGTAGGGAGTTATCGCCGTAAGGCGGAGTCATCGGGCGATATTGACATGCTTATCTCATTTCAGGATCGAGAGATGTGCGCAGCTGATCAGCGAAAGGCCTTTCATGAGTTTGTTACGCGTCTTTCGAGCAGTGGATATATTTGTGATATTCTCGCACTTGGTGACAAAAAGTGTATGGCTGTTGTCTGCCTTGGCGCAGGTCGCAAGGCGCGACGTCTTGATCTTCTTCTGACTCCACATGATGAGTTTGCATATTCCATTCTCTACTTCACAGGTTCTGATACCTTCAATGTTGCTTTCCGTAAGCATGCGCAGACGCGTGGCTACACCTTGAATGAGCATATTCTAAAGCGAGTTGCGCCAGGAGCGTCTCCTGTACCTGCGATGTCAACTGAAGAGGATATCTTCCAGTTTCTCGGAATTCAGTATATTTCTCCAGAGGAGCGTAAGGGACCAGAGTCTCTTCGGACTACGGCAGGAACTCCTGCTTAATAAAATAGAATCAATGCTTGGTCTTCTTTTCAAAATCACAATTGCTTCTTTTTTAATGGATATGTTTAATCCTTCCGCGGAGTATCCAGGAGCCGGCATTATTCTATTCCGAGGATCACCACCCAGTGAAGTTCTTCTTGTTCAAAATCTCTTTACAGGAAGTTGGAGTTTTACGAAAGGTACGCACGAGCCATTTGATAGAACGTATCGTGATAATGCCGTTAGAGAAGTATGGGAAGAGGCTGGTCTCATAGAAGATGATGATTATACTGTATATGATGGACCTTGTATTTTTAAGAAACGTCCCTATTGGTTTGGAACAGTTCATTCAAATCGACCGCCTACATTAAATACTGCGGAGCATATGGATGTCCGTTGGGTCCCTATTTATGAGGAGATTTCTACACCTAATAAAGATCTTGAAAAATGGATTGAGAAAGGCCGTCCGCTTCGGTGTAACAAAATAGTAAATTTGACTGCGGTTTAAACTTAGATAGCTAACTAAAGATAAATAGATGTCAGCCTCATCCTCTACCCCTGCTCCTACTGTTGTTGCTGTACGCGCCGAGGCTGTTGATACCACTACCACCACCGATGCTGTACCCGATCTTACGAGTCTTCCTAATCTGATTAAGACGTGGAAGACACTGTCAGATGAAACGAAGGACTTGAAGGAACAGCTACGTGAGAAGAATAAGCGGCTGAAGGCGCTGGAGGAAATGATTCTTCAGTCGATGAAGCGGAATAATATTGGAGCACTTGATCTTCGCGCGACGGGTGGCCGTATTCTATATCGCAGGAAGACGTCAAAGGAGTCACTTGGTGGTAAGAATCTTCAGAAGTTGCTTGGGGAGCACCTGAATTCTGAGAAGCGTGCGGCAGATGTTATGAAGTTTCTTGAGGAGAAGCGCGGTTCAAAGGTAAAAGAGAGTCTACTGTATGAGCACGGCGATGCATAGTCTGTCTAGTTTTGAATAGTTATTGACTGGTCCTGAAAATTTGATTCATAGTTGAGCCCATTCCAAATCAGCAGAAATGAGTACCTCTACAATGGTTTTCACTCCTACAATGCTTTTTACAGATCGTGTTTTCTATGGCTTTCTACTTGTAGCAGCGGTTCTAAACATTCTTCTACTTCCCTTTCCGCCTTCGGTGATTCTACCTTCGATTGTACTGTTTGCAGTTCGAATCAAAGAACTAAATGATCTAAAGGCTCTTCAGTCTATCTCTAAAGTGAAGGCTCGTACAGTTGAACTAGAGCCACGAATCATTATGACTCGTTCGCAGACGGCCGCGATGAAGCGTGCTAAAAATTTGAATGAGGAAATCCGGCCTAAGGATTCATGAGGAAGGAAGTATGAAGAGGTGGTACGCCAAGGATTCTCACAGCAACTCTGATTGATATTCATTCAGAATCCTGTACTGCGCGCCGCTCATTCAAAGAGTTCTTACAGCAATGGTTTCTTATATCTATAGAACTCTGACTATTCCATCCTCCATCTCAAGTATCCACACAGCAACTCACTGTTTATACTTCAAGGATACTGCAATAACACACAAGAAACACTCCAAACGACACGCTAGCACACTCGTTTAATGTGGCCACATTAAACAAACTTGTATACTAACTCTTTATAGTGTTCTCACAGCAACACTTATTATACAACTAAGAACACAGAGTATAGAGTTAGTATATAAGTATATCAAAGACTTCACACAGCAACAATCTATCAAATGTTTTGATAAACTATTAAGAAGTCTGTTTGGCGCTATAGTCTAGTGGTTAGGACAGGAGGCTTTGAACACGCAACGTTCTACTTTGTTTGTCAGATACCTCTTAACGCAGGTTCGATCCCTGCTAGCGCCTTCAGTTTGGTAGAGTTCTCTAAACTATCGTAACTTGGATGTCCGAGTGTTCAGGCACATGGACATCTCTCACTAGGATGTCCGAGTGCTTAGGCACATGGACATCCCTCACTAGGATGTCCGAGTGCTCAGGCACATGGACATCCCTCACTAGGATGTCCGAGTTGGTTAAGGAGGCAGGCTTAAGATCTGCTGTTGAAAAACGCATGGGTTCGAATCCCATTCCTAGTATTAAGTTTGGTGCTTCTTTCCAAAAAGCACCTGGTGATCCACGATCCGTTTGTTGTTTTCGTCAAACAGCATATCCCATATAGTCTAGCGGTTAGGATAGGGCTCTTTCACAGCCTCGACCCGGGTTCGACTCCCGGTATGGGAACCAACGCTCATAATTCAGTGGTAGAATGCTACACTTCCAATG